GGCCGTGAATCCATGCCGGTATTCCACAATACCCGGGTACTGGTGGAGCCGGAACCGAAAAGCATGCGTAATCTGCCGTCCGGGGTCGTTCCTGCCGTTCGCCAGCCGCTGGCGGAGGATAAATCATTACTGCCATTTTTCAGCGACGAACGAGTGATTCGTGCTGCTGGTGGCGCTGGCGCATTGTCTGACTGGTTACTGCGCCATGTTAAATCCTGCCAGTGGCCACACGGTGATTATCACCACAGTGAAACCGTCATTCACCGTTATGGTACCGGCGCAATGGTGTTGTGCTGGCACTGCGACAACCAGCTGCGCGACCAGACATCCGAATCACTCGGGCAACTTGCTCACCAAAACCTGTCTGCATGGATGATTGACGTCATACGCCATGCAATGAATGGCTCGCAGGAACGGGAATTATCGCTGGCTGAATTATCCTGGTGGGCGGTCCGCAATCAGGTGGCGGACGCGCTACCGGAAGCGGTATTACGTCGTTCGCTGGGGTTGCGTGCGGAAAAAATCCGCTCAATGTACCGTGAAAGCGACATCGTACCGGGAGAGCAGACCGCCACCAGCATACTGAAGCAGCGCACAAAAAATCTTGCGCCGCTGCCTCACGCCCACCAGCAAAACCCGCCACAGGAAAAGACGGTGGTCAGCATTGCCGTTGATCCCGAGTCACCGGCTCAGTATCTCCAGCGCCAGAAATCACAACGGGAAGAGATGCCTGTATACACGCGCTGGGTAAAAACGCAGAAATGCATGACGTGTGGCAATCAGGCAGATGATCCGCATCACATCATTGGTCATGGACTGGGAGGGATGGGAACAAAGGCTGATGATTTGTTTGTTATTCCGCTGTGCCGTAAATGCCATAGCGAACTACACGCCGGGGTAAAAGATTATGAAGAAAAACACGGCAGCCAGCTGTTGTTGCTGATTCGTTTTTTAATGCACGCGAGAAATTCGGGTGTTCTGAAGTGGAAAGCATAAATGACTGAACGCATAGAATTTGTTTTGCCTTACCCGCCAACGGTGAACACTTACTGGCGTCGTCGTGGCAGCACATATTTTGTATCAAAAGCCGGGGAGCGTTATCGCCGGGCAGTGGCGCTTATTGTTCGCCAGCAGCGGCTGAAATTAAGCCTGTCCGGAAGGTTGGCAATAAAAATTATTGCAGAACCACCGGATAAGCGCCGCCGTGACCTGGACAATATTCTGAAAGCGCCGCTGGATGCGCTGACGCATGCGGGGTTGCTAATGGACGATGAGCAGTTTGATGAAATCAATATCGTTCGTGGTCAGCCAGTATCTGGTGGACGTCTGGGGGTGAAGATTTACCCCATAATGCATGAAGAGCAGGTCAAAAAATGAAACTGGAAGATTTACCGAAATACTACTCCCCAAAATCCCCCGGCCTGACTGATGCATCGGCCTCAACGTCGAAAGATGCGCTGAGTATCACTGATGTGATGGCCGCGCAGGGCATGACACAGAATCGGGCTGAGATGGGGTTTTCTGCGTTCCTTGGGAAAATGGGCATTAGTATGAATGACAGAGAGCGGGCAACAGAATTGCTGACAGAATATGCACTCAGTCGGTGTGATCGCGTGGCGGCGTTAAGAAAACTCCCGGCAGAAATAAAACCGGTAGTGATGCGCATTATGGCTTCGTACGCTTTTGAGGATTATGCCCGCAGCGCAGCGAGTAAAAAGCAGTGCCCTTGTTGCTATGGGGAAAAATTTATTGAAAGCGTAGTTTTTACAAACAAGGTCCAGTATCCGGATGGTAAGCCGCCGGTATGGGCAAAGTGTACGAAAGGTGTGTATCCGTCTTACTGGGAAGAATGGAAAAAAAATCGGGAGGTGGTGAAAGTGTCTTGTCCTGAATGTAAAGGGAAGGGGGAGATTTCCACCGCCTGTAAGGATTGCCGTGGGCGTGGTGTCGCCATTCATCGTGAAGAGTCGGTAAAACGTGGTATGCCTGTTATCAGAGACTGCCAGCGTTGTGGTGGTCGTGGCTGTGAAAGACTACCATCAACGGAGGCATTTAATGCCATATGCAAAGTGACGAGTGCTATCACGCTTGATACGTGGAAAAAATCAGTGAAACGCTTTTACGATACGTTGGTGGTTCGGTTTGACATTGAAGAGGCATGGGCGGAGCGGCAGTTAAAGAGGGTAACGCGATAGTGTTGTTGATTTTTCCCGAATCTGTGGTAAATTTGCTCTAACGATGGGCGTTTTATGCCTGACGTTAGAAGATTTTTTACACCCCGCCGCCTGGCGGGTTTTTTATGACTGAAATCGCGTCAGTACAGTAAACGCGCTGGTGGCGGTGAATACCTGTCTTTCAGCTTGCTGGCTTTTTCGACAAGAGTTATTGGTGTGTCACGTTAACCGGAAAAGGGAAAAAGACATGCTAAAACAGCAGGATATGACAGAAACCGCCAGAGTGGTGTTTAATGAATTAAGCGTTACCGAACCGGCGACAGTCGGGGAGATAGCGCAGAATACTTACCTTTCACGCGAACGCTGCCAGTTAATACTGACCCAGCTGGTTATGGCGGGTCTGGCAGACTATCAGTTCGGTTGTTACAGACGCCTTCCGCAGTGAAGGCTTTTTTATTTGTGGTAAATGGGCGGCTGGTGGGTGTTAGGGGCACCCACCAGCCATCTGCTCATGCGTTGGGTTCACAAGCAAACCTCAGGCCCACTGCTTTGCGCAAAAGCAGAATGAGCCTATCAGAGACAGGCTTAATGATCCATGCTTAATACTGTAAAAATATCCAGTTGTGAGTTAATCAACGCCGACTGCCTGGAATTTATCCGGTCGTTACCCGAAAATTCTGTTGACCTGATAGTCACGGACCCGCCGTACTTTAAAGTGAAGCCTGAGGGCTGGGATAACCAGTGGAAGGGCGACGATGATTACCTGAAGTGGCTGGACCAGTGTCTGGCGCAGTTCTGGCGGGTGCTGAAACCTGTCGGAAGTCTTTACCTGTTCTGTGGTCATCGCCTGGCATCTGATATCGAAATCATGATGCGTGAACGCTTCTGTGTGCTGAACCATATTATCTGGGCGAAGCCGTCCGGACGCTGGAACGGATGCAACAAGGAAAGCCTGCGGGCGTATTTCCCCGCCACAGAGCGCATTCTGTTCGCGGAACATTATCAGGGGCCGTATCGTCCGAAAGATGCCGGGTATGCGGCGAAGGGCAGTGCACTGAAACAGCATGTGATGGCCCCGCTGATTTCTTACTTTCGTGATGCGCGCGCGGCCCTGGGGATAACGGCAAAACAGATTGCAGATGCCACAGGAAAGAAAAACATGGTGTCGCACTGGTTCAGTGCCAGTCAGTGGCAGCTACCGAACGAAAGCGATTATCTGAAATTACAGTCGCTGTTTGCCCGGGTGGCAGAAGAGAAACATCAGCGCGGTGAACTGGAAAAGCCCCACCACCAGCTGGTGGATACGTATACGTCACTGAACCGGCAGTATGTGGAGCTGCAGAGTGAATATAAGCATCTGCGGCGGTATTTTGGTGTGACGGCGCAGGTGCCGTACACGGATGTGTGGACACATAAACCGGTGCAGTTCTATCCCGGGAAACATCCGTGCGAAAAACCGGCAGAAATGCTGCAGCAGATAATCAGCGCAAGCAGTCGTCCGGGTGACCTGGTTGCAGATTTTTTTATGGGCTCAGGTTCAACGGTAAAAGCTGCACTGGCGCTCGGGCGTCGTGCGATTGGCGTTGAACAGGAGACCGGACGTTTTGAGCAGACAGTCAGGGAAGTTCAGGATTTAATCGTTTGAAACGGATGAGATTGCAGAATTAATTACGCACCATTATTATTCTGCTTCCGGCCCTTTAGCTCAGTGGTGAGAGCGAGCGACTCATAATCGCCAGGTCGCTGGTTCAAATCCAGCAAGGGCCACCATCACATACCGCCATTAGCTCATCGGGATAGAGCGCCAGCCTTCGAAGCTGGCTGCGCGGGGTTCAAGTCCCCGATGGCGGTCCATTATCTGCATCATGCGTTGTTAGCTCAGCCGGACAGAGCAATTGCCTTCTAAGCAGCTGTGGTTGCACTCCTGTTGTTTCTGGTGGTGATGGTGGACTTCAGCAGCCGGATAATGTCGGTGCTGTCTGATGGTGTTTTGGTGGCGGGTGTGTGGTTGTTGCTTTCCCGTTGCTGAAAAAGAAAGCATCAGGCGATTAGCAGGGTATCAGTTACCCGTTGAAATTTTTAAATACCTCACAATTCCACAGCTTGATGATTGTCTGGCTGCCGGAGAATTTGTTAAAAATTACATCGCATGGTGAATCCCCCTCAGCGGCGGGGCATCTGGCAAAGTGTATGATCCAGAGAACATGCAAATTCAGTAGACAGGCTGAATTTACCGGGAGGCCCCTGGCACCATGCGACAGACAGAAATTAGGCTATACTTCAGCCCCTCTCCGGAGGGGCTTTTCTGTGCAGGATGTGTCACAGTTTCCTGAATTCTGAGTACTGTCCTGTTACTCAGGGTGCTATATTTTCTGACGTGATGAAAGTCTGCCGGAAGGCGGAACGTATCGGAAATGACCCAGTAGAGAAAACGTTGACTCAGATACCGATGCTGAGTTACCGGGAAACCGGCATCACATGACCGCTATCCTTCCAGGCTCGCTCCGGCGGGCCTTTTTACTGCAGAAAACAGTTTTCCCGTAAAATGCCACGTTGCTCATAATTCAGGCTGGCGATTATTGTCTGGCCGGCGGGAAGTTTGTTAAAAAATTTCGCATGGTGAATCCCCCTGTGCGGAGGGGTAATCAGCGAGTAGGTATATGGGATAATCGCGGATTCAGGTGCTGGTACTGAATTCACCGGGAGGCACCCGGCACCATGCAATGGCACATAGCGCCACTCTCCAGCCCCTCTCCGGAGGGGCTGTTTATATTGATTTTGTCAGATGTGAGTAAACTGCTTATGGACTTTGTTGTTTTAGCCCATAAGGACATATTTGCAGAGTGCAACGGTTATTAAAGCATTCATTCAATACGTTATCTGTATTTGTAGGGCATTCCTGGCTGTTTTTGATTAAATTCCATAATGTTTTATTGAATGGTACTACGTTGTAAATGGTTACAGGTAGCACTTTGTTATTGAGCATGATGCCTGTGTGAGTCAGTGTAAATATACTTTCAGGAGGTAAGAAAGCATCCGATTGATACCAGATTATTAATTTTATTTTACTCCATATGACTGAAAAAGATATTCCGCATGATGGCTGGATAACTGTATCAATCACAATCCACTTCATTTAGTTTCCTTGTTTATGCCTTGCTGGTGATGTTCTGAAAAGTATAAATGATATTTTTGATTGTAAACCATAGAGCAGAATTATTTTTCTGATGTTGTTTATTGTTTATTTAAATGCAGGGTGGTTTATATCTCGTCTTGTAGTTTATCCATGCATATCTGCTTGATGATGAGGTTTTTATTTAAGGTATGGTTTTGTGTTTTTTCTGTATTACATGTCAGGTATTTTAAAGAATCATTTTTCAGATGGTGGAAAGAACCATGGCATTTAAACACTATGATGTTGTCAGGGCGGCGTCGCCGTCAGATCTTGCGGAAAAGCTGACACATAAACTGAAAGAGGGCTGGCAGCCGTTTGGTAGTCCGGTGGCCATAACCCCTTATACCCTGATGCAGGCGATTGCAGCAGAAGGTGATGTGGTCGTCAGTGGTGCAACTGAGCCGGAGTGGTACTACGTCATCGTACTGGCCGGGCAATCCAATGCCATGGCTTACGGTGAAGGGCTTCCGCTTCCGGATTCTTACGATGCGCCCCACCCACGCATTAAGCAACTGGCCCGTCGCAACACAGTGACTCCCGGTGGTAAAGCATGCGCATTTAACGACATCATTCCGGCAGACCACTGCCTGCATGATGTTCAGGATATGAGCGCACTGAATCATCCGAAGGCAGACCTGAGCAAAGGGCAGTACGGCTGTGTCGGCCAGGGCTTACATATTGCCAAAAAACTGCTTCCGTATATCCCGAATAACGCGGGGATCCTGCTGGTACCATGCTGTCGTGGTGGTTCGGCATTCACCCAGGGCGCGGAGGGGACATTCAGTGCGGACACGGGGGCCAGCCAGGATTCGGCACGCTGGGGTGTGGGTAAACCGTTATATCAGGACCTGATCGCACGCACCAAAGCGGCATTACAGAAGAACCCGAAAAATGTGTTGCTGGCGGTGTGCTGGATGCAGGGCGAATTTGACATGAGCGCTGCCACCTACGCACAGCAACCGGACCTGTTCACGGCCATGCTGAAGCAGTTCCGTACTGACCTTTCCGGATTTAACGCGCAGTGCCATGGCGGCAGTGCTGCAGTTGTACCGTGGATTTGTGGCGACACGACGTATTACTGGAAAAACACATACGGCACACAGTATGACTCCGTCTACGGCGCGTACAAAAACAGGGAGAGCGACAACGTTTTCTTTGTGCCGTTCATGACCGACGGTAACGGCAACAACACGCCCACCAACTTACCGGCAGAAGACCCGGATATTGCTGATGCAGGTTATTACGGCGCGCAATCCCGTAGTAATGGTAATTGGGTATCGTCAAATCGTCCGACACATTTCAGTTCATGGGCGCGCAGGGGCATTATTTCGGATCGCCTGGCAACCGCTATTCTGAACGCAGTTGGTCGAACCAGCGCCTTCATCAGCGGTACCGCACCGGAGATTAAACCCTCGCCCGGCGGCGACACGCCATCGGGGCCGTCTGATGGTGACACATCCGTTCGTACAGTCTCCCTGCTGCCGACAGCCGGAGAGGCTGCTGCGCAGGGCTGGACCATCACCGGCGGCAGTGTTGCGCTGGAAGATGGTGTGTTTAAGGTTACCAAGCAGAGCAATAAAACCTGGTCCCTGATGCATCCGGTGGATGACGCAGTCTCCCTGCTGACACGGGGTGGCAGACTGAGCTGTAAGTTTCGACTGTCAGGCGCACTGACCAACAACCAGTTCGGTCTGGGAATTTATCTGTATACCGATGTAGCGTTACCTGACGTCGTGGCGATGACCGGGACTGGTAACCCGTTCCTGATGTCGTTCTTCACCCAGACCACAGACGGCAAACTGAATCTGATGCATCACAAGAAAGCCGGAAACACAAAGTTGGGCGAGTTCGGGAATTACAGTAACGACTGGCAGACGCTGGAGCTGGTGTTCACCGCCGGCAGTGCCACGGTTACTCCGAAACTGAATGGAGTGGCTGGCCCGGCATTCCAGGTCATAAAAGACAGTCTGACACTGGGGCTGAATGCGCTGACGCTGACGGATATTACCAAAAATGCAGCGTATGGCGTCGATATCGGCAGCCTGGTGCTGGAGATAAATGCACCGGCATCATCATAAAAAGTGAGCCAGTCAAATGGAAGGTATCGTTAAACTCACCGGTAGTGTCAGTGGGTCGTCTGAGATGCCTGCATGAGTTATCAGAGCCATCAGTACTTAACTGGTGGCTTTTTTTATTGTTGTCAGCTTCCGGATAACGGGAGACGGGGTATGTACCAGATGGAAAAAATCACAACAGGTGTGTCATACACCACGTCAGCGGTGGGAACGGGCTACTGGTTCCTGCAGTTGCTGGACAGGGTTTCCCCGTCTCAGTGGGCGGCAATAGGCGTGCTGGGGAGTCTGCTGTTTGGGCTGCTGACATATCTGACTAACCTGTATTTCAAAATCAGAGAGGACCGTCGTAAGGCGGCACGGGGAGAGTAATTCAATGACTCAAAACTATGAACTGATTGTGAAAGGGATCCGCAATTTTGAGAATAAAGTTACGGTAACTTTAGCGTTACGGGACAAAAAACGCTTTGACGGTGAAATTTTTGACCTGGACATCTCGCTGGACCGTGTTGAAGGTGCCGCGCTGGAGTTTTATGAGGCAGCAGCCAGAAGGAGCATCAGACAGGTCTTCCTGGATGTTGCTGCCGGGTTATGTGAAGGGGATGAGCAGTCGCCGGAAAAGCGCCCC